ATTATACTGGATCGCGGCACTACATTATTTAAGATCTGCTACCAAAAGTTTTGGTGGAAATGATCCGAAAGCCGGCAATCCACCGCCTGTTGTAAAATTTAATGCCTATGGTAATTATGTTTTTAAAAATGTTCCGGTTGTTATTACAAGTATTGCAGTAGCATTACCAAACGATTGCGATTATATTGGATGTAATGTTGTAGGAAGTGCGGCCGGACAAGTTGCAGGTATGCTAGATAGTCTGGGCGGATTAGCCGGCGATCTAGGCGGTGACGGTATATCGGATGTATTAGGCGGCATTGGACAAATTGCCGGACTACTTGGAACGTTTGGGGTAGGCGGGTCGGTTAACGGCGGCGTAACGCATGTACCTACAAAAAGTACATTTACTGTTACATTAAAAACCGCGTACAGCAGAACTAGTGTACGTAAGTTTAGTTTAGATCAATTTGTAACAGGCGGATATATCAACGGTTCAACAGGATTTATTTAATATGACAGCTAGATACAGCGACTTTAGTCCGTGGTCATTAACTACAACTACAGAAAATTATCTTGATTTATTAACGATAAGACCTGTACCAGCGGCCTCTGACGATATTTTATATACAATAGCTTCGCAATACAATATGCGTCCAGATTTATTAGCATTTGATTTATACGGCAATGCTCAACTATGGTGGGTCTTTATTCAACGCAATATGGATGTATTGCAAGATCCAATATTTGATTTTATTCCTGGAACTAAGATTTATATCCCTAAAGGATCTAATTTAACTAGTGTGTTAGGCATCTAATATGGCAGAATCTCTTAAAGTTACTGGCAACATTGAAGTACGCACATCGCCTACAATAACAACAACCATTCCAGATATTCCCGTGGTATCATCGCTTGCTTCGGGTTTATCGTCTCTTGCGACCGGTTTTAAAAATGCAATCACAGGCAAAGCCAATGTCGGCAAATTAAACTTGCCTATGCCAAACCAATTTTGGAAATATTCAAGTTATAACTATGTGTTTACGATGTTTGCTATCAATACATTTGCATATAATAACCCCGGCGATACTTATATGCAAGGTAAAGGCGACCACACTTCGGTTGTATTATCGGGTGCAGGAAAACCTAATACCCGAGTTAAAACAGATCTTGGCAAATTTGAGTTTTATATAGACGATGTTATAATTGACTGCACATACAGCTTTGACGGTAAAACAGGAAACTCGCATGTACAGACACTAAAATTCACAATATATGAACCTTACAGCATGGGAACATTTATGTTGGCATTACAGTCTGCGGCTTTTAAAATGGGATATCCAAGTTACACAGCTTGTAACTTTGTATTAGCCATTCAATTTATGGGGCAAGATCAATCGGGCTCTATGTCGTCTATTCCAAATACAACAAAATATTTTACATTTCAGTGGACCGGCAAAACAGAAGTAGATCTTGATCAAGGCGGATCAAAATATATGTGTACAGCCAAGTCGTCGGCTGAAAGTGCATTGTTACATTCTAATATTAACATAACTCGTGAAATATCATTTGCTGGCCGAACAGTGTCGGAAGTATTGCAAACCCACCCACAAAGTTTTGCGGCAATGTATAATAAACAATTAAAAGAAATTGCCGAAGCTAACGGGTATTATCCTGACGAAATAGCAATATTATTTCCAGCAGATATTGGCAGCGCATCAGCACCACCGGCAGTTGCCGCATCTTCTAATTATGCACCAACAGTTGCTTTTTACGGTGCAAAAGCAGGTGCAACTTTCCTCGCGCCAGATTTGTTAACTATCGTAGGAGTATCTCGTAACGGCCAAACTAAAAATTTAATTCAACAGTCTGCTTTAAATGAATTAGGATCATCACCTATTGGTGTTGGGCCAAGCCGTGAGTCATTACCTGAAAGTTTTGGTGCAAAAATATATGACGAAACAACTAGAAAGTGGGATGAAGCTTTAATTAAAAAAGATATAACAGTTGCCACATACGAGATGCAACAAAACTCTACTGTTATTAATGCAATTAACCAGGTACTATTATCTAGCGAATATTCAGCTAAGGTATTAAAAACTAAGCCTGACGAAATGGGTATGCGTAAAATGTGGAATATTGTTCCAAGCGAATATCATGTTGAAGATAAAGCAACTGTTGACGCTCGAGGCCGCAAGCCAAAATTATTAGTATATCGAGTAGTACCGTATCAAGTGTTAGCAGCCTCACTTATAGCAATACCTGGTGCAAGTGTAGCTGCCAACAAGTATAAAAATTTATTAGCTCAGATTCCTAAAGCATACGATTATTTTTATACTGGAAAAAATACAGATATTATTAATTTACAAATAAAATTTAATCAAAATTTTGCTTCATATCTATCTAATGACAATTGGCGAAGAAGTCTTGAACTTGCGACCGAAGAAGGTAGATTGCGCACTAAACAAACTGACATTGTATTTGAAAAAGCTCATCCTGTTTACACTCCAGCTAAGGGTTTACAAAGTATTCTTAATTTTATTGGAACATCTTCTGAAACTAATAAAAAAGGCGGCGGCCCGAACGATACAGAAGATCATCGTGCAACACGTTCTTTATTTGATGCTATGCTGTATGGTGCAGCCATGATGCAAATTGAAATGGAAATACATGGTGATCCGTTCTGGCTTGCTAGTAGTGGCTCCGGCAATTACATAGCTAAAGAAACACAGTATGCAAATGTAAACAGCGATTTAAGTGTTAATATTCATAACGGTCAAGTAGATATGATAGTAAGGTTTAAAACACCAACTGATATTAACGATTCTACAGGATTATACAATTTAAATGGTAGTCAGGCCCTGCTACAATACAGCGGAATATACAAAGTACTAAAAGTAGAACATCGATTCGTAGACGGTAAATTTACACAACGTATCTTTGCAAACAAACATCAAATCGAAGGCGGCATACCTGAGGGTGTTGATTATAGCCCTAAGAAAACAATACCAAGAGTACCGGATACTTCGGCAACGGTCCCAACACAATACCCTGCTAGCAAATAACAACTATAAACGGATAATAAAAAATAAGTATGTCAAATAATAGAAATCCAAGTATCGATAGAAGACGCCCCGCCAACGAGTTGCCTGACGGAAAATCCGGCCCATTTTTAGCTAAAGTAATACATGTAGTTGATCCTGAATATATGGGGAAAATCCGTGTGCAAATTTTGCACGTTGGATCTAATGGAAGTACTACTAACGGAGAACTAGCCTGGGCAACCTACATGAGTCCGTTTTTTGGAACGACCAATGTTGACTATTTAGGTCAGGCTACAAAAGGTAAAGCGGCGTTTGATGATACACAAAAAAGTTACGGAATGTGGGTACCAACTCCTGATATAGGAACTACTGTTATTGTAATGTTTATAGAAGGCATGGCAAACAAAGGTTATTGGTTTGGATGTGTTCCAGAAAAATACAAAAATTTTATGGTGCCTGGTATAGCATCGACAAGTTTAAATGCGGATTATGTAGCAGAACAAGGTAGAGTTCCGGTAGCAGAATTTAATGCAGTATTAAACGACAAATCGGCAGATTCTCCGACCAGTGTTATTAAGCCTGTACATCCTTTTATTTTTAACTCGTTAAAAAAACAGGGATTAATTTATGATGATATACGCGGTATAACATCGTCTAGTGCTAGGCGAGAAAGTCCTAGCAGAGTATGGGGTATTAGCACTGCCGGCCCGGTAGACAAAGACGGCCCAACCGGAACAATTGGATCTCCTGAAGAAACAGCTAGTGCCGCCCATAGTAGACTAGGCGGAAGTAGTTTTGTTATGGATGATGGTGATGAAAAATTTATCCGGGATAAACCGGCATCGTCAGCACCTCCAAAGTACAATTATGTAAAGCCTAAAACTCCGCCAATCGGTGATAAAACAATTCCGCATAATGAATTAATTCGTCTAAGAACTAGGACCGGGCATCAGATACTTTTACATAACAGCGAAGATTTAATTTATATCGGCAATGCAAAAGGAACTGCATGGATAGAATTAACTAGCAATGGAAAAATTGATATTTTTGCGGATGACAGCAT